GTCTACCCCCCCCCTGTACATTTCCGCTATATTCACTCTCGTTGCGGATATAGAAGATTTCCCCTCTATAAAATTCTTTGTTCATAGTGTCCTCCTATCCCATTCGCGGATTGTAGTCCTCGAACCGTTTTATGGTTTTGAAAATTTTTCTGTTATTCACATACCTTTGAAGTAATCTAACGGTGTCTCCACCCTTTGTGTGTTGTTTGTCATATACCATTACATACGGGTCGTAATCCATATCTCTTAGGGTATATATCCGTTCCAAATCCTGCTCGATTGTTGTGTCGAAATTCGTCAGAACGAACACGCTTGTTTTTCTGGCTTTCCATCCGGTTATGTCCTTGAACATTTTGAACTTTGGTACAATAAGTTCTTTATCTTCGTACCGGTCCCATGCAAAATGAACGCTGTCAACTCTTAACTGTCTTATCATTTCCGCTTTTTCATCTGTCATAATACGAATGTCTATACCTTGATTGATGTTTACCTTTGCTTTGCTATCAATGAGCTGCTGCAATAAATCTTTCCAATCTTTGCAAGCTATGAGGTTCGGATCGCACAGCACTATATTTTTCTGTCCTCTCCAAAATTCCGACAAATCTGCAACTTTACGGGAACATCTTCCCTCTTTTGCTTCAACGTGGCAGAAATTACAGCCTCTTGGACAACCTCTTGTAAGAAATCCGTATGCCGTATCTTTGCATAATTCAGGGTAAAGATCGTAGTCTGGGTAAATGTGTTCCACCTCTTCCGGTAGTGTGTGATCTCTTTCTTTGTGGTAAATCTCTCTCCCGTCTACTGTTTCTATGCAATACCCAGAACCGCCGCGTATAACCTCATCTGCATCTACAAAATGTTCGTAATCCGGTGTGAAACTGAATACCTTTGACATATACACACGATCCATGTGTCCCGAAAATAATGGGCTGTACCACTCAACGGAATCGCCTATACTTTTATGCCATGCCGATAGTTTCATAAGAGGTATGTTTGGAAAATTGTGTCCGTCTACGTCAATCAGTCCTATCCTCATAGACCTCATCCTCCTGCGGCATCTCAAACACTCCTAGCGGTTGATCTGCCACATATTCACATACTAAGTCTCTGGGGTTTTCATCCTGTCCTCTTTCAAACAGCAAATTCATGGTGCAGCAATCCATAAGCATTGAAATCGCCATTCTGCATTTTTCTTTCGTGGAGTATCTGCCAATCACTACTCTGCTTTCTCCTACGAGGGCAGCAACTTTGTACCGCCCATCATATTTGCTGTCCGTGCTGTATTCTGTTACCTTGTCGTTGTTCAGAACTACCGCTCCATCCTGAGACTTAACAAACATCACGTTTTGCCTCTCTTTCCTTAATTCGCCCCATCTGTCGATTGATTTTGAAATCAATTCGATCCTCTACCTCTGCTACGCAGTTAAAAATAATTTCCAACTGTGAGAGCATAATCTGCACATCTGCAATTTCATCTATCACTGCTTCTCTCGTTTCCGCTGTTTTCTCATCGCTACGGCGGAATTTCAGAATGGCTTTGACGAGTTCCGAACACTCTTCAATAGCCATATCCTCCTGTGCATCGTTTCCATATGTTTCTACGATGGTGTTGAGGTTTCTCATCTGCTCCTGCGTCAATGTCTTTCCCTCCTACTTCAAAATTGTTGCGATCACGATGATTACAATAAGAATTGCCGTAAGTCCAACCCCAATCCAGATAGGGAGAAGAACTAACCACCAAGACCATGTGATTACTTTGCATAATTTCAGAGTGATTAAGATAAGCTGTAACACTCCGAAAAATCCGATACCGCCTGATGCTTTTCCACTGTTTCCATTACTGCTGTTGCTCATAAAACTGTCCTCCTGTTTACATATAAGTTGCTTCTTTGAATACGAATGTGTCCTCAGAGTCTACTTTTTCCGATAACTCTCTCAGGCGCAGATCGTTGGAGCTGTAAATCTTTTTCTTTTTCATATCAGCCACAAAAAACTCCTGCCCTGCCTGAATGTACTCTCCGACTTTGCTCTTCCGGCAAATCTCGTAGGAAGCATACTCAGTCTCTTTATCGTCTGTCTGTTTTTCCTTTGCGGTTTTTCCTAACATACCGATTTTTCTCCTTTCTTTCACATTTTCGTTTGTCTGACTAAACATTTTCTACAAAAAAATTTAATGCAATCCGTCAGACCATCTATACAGAATAACGGCGGTATCTTCGTTAGGATAAGAAACTCCCAAGAATTTGCCATTAACTGTTTCGCAAGCCTCTGTTACTCTATCCACGAATTTATTGAAGTCCTCTTTCACTGTCACATAATCGTGAAATCCCATTGTTCCCTCGTCTCTTTCGTGGCTTTCTCTCATTACTACCATCTGTTTTAATTTCTGCATATTGCCTCCTATTTCTTTACCTTGCAGTCTCTATATGCATCCTCTTTTCCGATGAATAACTGCCCTAAAATTGCAACCAGAACATTTACCACGATACTGTTTCCGGCCTGCTTATAAAGTTGTGTGTTACTATTTACTTTCTCCGCCTTATGGAAATCTGCATCTGAGAAATCCATCAGCCGCCAGCACTCTTTTGGAGTGAGCTTTCTTATGCGGTACTCTGTGCAAACCTTTGAGTTCGCATCTCCATGCGTTCCGGCGGTCAACGTTGGAGAATTGCCATTATCAGAATAAACAGATCCGCATTGACTTCCCTCGTTGGAAATCTGCCCTACTTTTGCCATTTCTGTACTCCTTTCCGCGATATTGTCACTATGCTGCATACCGTCCTGCCCCCCCGAACAATTTTCTCAATACGGCAAATCCCCATGCTTTGGGACGTAAGTGTAGGGCATACATGACCGCCGCCTTGCACTCTTCCTCGCCGTAATTTACTTGTCGGGTATGAGAAATCTGCAACTCCGCCAATCTCACATTCGATATAACCTTTCTGTGTTGCCTGCCGGATGCCTACATACTCTCTATCCATCATCCACCGTCCTTATCTCTAAAACCAGATTGTCTTTTTGAACAGTTGTGAGGGTATTGGATATGCCATCAGTTCTTGCTTCAAGTTGAGTCATATTGCCTCTTTTTTCTGAAATCTGGTGGCTTTCGTATAATTTTCTTATCCTTTTGCCGTATTCAGTTCTGACGCAACGGCATATCGCAAAGTCAATCCTCATTTACTCTTATCTCCAAAACATAGTTGTCTTTTTGGACGGAAGTAAGTGTATTGCACAACCCCTCTGAGTTTGGCTCTAACCGTTGTTCCGTTGGTGCGCCTGTGGTTCTGTCTGATGGATTGCTTGGGTTTCGTCCTCTGCTTGCAACAATGATTCTTTCAACCACGTTTTCGCCTCCGTCTCTGTTATTATGCAAGGTACAGTACCCCCCCACTCGTAATCGCCGGAGCTATGCCGCCGGTATCATACACTCGCCCTTGGTTTGGGTTCTCTCTCGTGGAAGTGGGGAGAATATTGCCTAACCTCTTAATCCCGGTCTGCAATATCTTCTTTCCTTTCCTTGATTTCTAATATCTTTGGTTCCAAATTGCCCCCCCACAAGTGTTTAAGGTCGGGGCAATTCCGTCTACGGAATAAATTCTTCCGCTCTGAGGATTATCCCAGCTCTTTCCTACGGCGATATTCCCCAGTTGTATGCAGCGTACCTTATTTGCCATTTCATAGTTCCTCAATTACATATTTCAAATGTTTGTAGTCGCTCGCCAATAGGGTAGGACATATCATTTTGTACAATGCTTTATTGTATGGGTCGTAGATTCCACAAGCACTTTCGGAGGATCTTTGTAGTCTGTTGCCCTTATCGCTTGGCAAATACCCCCCCCCGATAAAACTCGGACCCTGTCCTGGACTTCTTTTTCCGGGTTCAGTGAGCCGACTACGATTATTCTGTCTGCCATTTACTTTTTCCTCCACTAAAACTTTCGGTGGATCTTTATAATCCGTTGCCGACAATGCCACTGATATGCCATCCGGGGACATTATGCGTCCTCTTTCTCCGCCTGTTCCCGTATGAGCCACAATCAACGGCCGGCTCATGGTTCATCTGAGCTATCTACTTCTGTAACACCACATCCCAATGATGCCGGTCTACTGAGCCTCTGCCCCCCCCCTAACGGTTTTTGAGATGCCGTCTAACTGACCGCTCTCTCGTAAGTCCTTGATGAGTTTCTGCGCCTTTTCGGAGTTGATATAATACTTTTCGTCTACCTCGTCCTCCAAGTAATCTTTCATTGTCTTATCCAGTGGAACCGGCTGCGGAAATTTGTAATTATAATCTCCCAGAATAGATACCATGAAGCATCGCTCTCTGTTCTGCGCCACGCCGTAGTCCTTTGCATTGAGGATTTGCGTATAACACTTATATCCCTTGCTTTCAAGGAAGCTGCACCAGCTATGAAAATCATCTATGTTGTCCGCACTGATAACCTGTGGCACATTCTCCATGAGAAGTATCTGCGGAAGATTTTCTGTCTCATTCAGAAGTCTTTCAACTTCCCACAGTAACCCGGAACGTGTTCCTGATCCTTTTTTCATTCCTCGCATCTTTCCGGCGAGTGATAAATCCTGGCAAGGTCTTATGGAAACGAATACGTCATAAGGTAGGTGTATCTGTCAGTATTCGTTATTGCCAGATCACCCCCCCTCATTGAGCAAATGTTGACAAGGTTGTGCGTGGCTTTTATGTTGTTGTAACATTCTCTGCGCCATGCGTCACTGTATGAATGACTCCTTATCTGCTCTTCCGTGAGAGGTTTCTTTCCATCCACGGATATTCCCAACTGAGTAAGTGCCTGTATAACATCCTCGGAACTCATTTCTGCACTGTAATCCGTATCATCGTCCGCCATGTGAATAGCTTTGTATGATGCCGTGGCGTGCATTTCCCATTCAGACATAAGGTAATGTTCAAACGGTACGCCAAGATTACGAAGTGCCATCGCCTGAGAACCAACCCCGGCAAACAATTCTATCAATCGCACCGGGTTGTCAGTCTTAAATGTTGGGTACATTAAATCAAACATTGAAATCTGATCCACTCGTTTTCTCCTTTCTTTGATTTTTTATCATGCAAAATCTCGCATAATTGAGCTGCCGGAAGTAGTCATTATTCGCATTTTCCCACATTGCCGGTAAGGTACTCAGCCGTGTTTCATAACACTTATCGCACACCTTTTTTCCTTTCATTGTTGAATTTTTGCCACATATATAGCAAATGCCGTAGTCCGGTCTCTCTGAACGTGACAAATCGCATCGGTTTTTGTCTCTATAATTTTTCAGATACGCCCTGCATCTCTGGCATAAACCACCATTCTGTGATTGATGTTTTCCGCATCTGGGGCATAGTCCGTTTTCGATGCGTGTCTGTTTTAACTGCCTTTTCCTCAGCCGATCTTTCTCTTTCTGTTCATCGGTTTTCCCTTTTTCCGAATAACTATCTTGAAATTGACCTAAACACTCATAACATAGCTTTTTGTTGGGTTCTGCTGGATTTTTCCCACAATGAGTGCATATCCCAATCCTTTCATGGTATTTTCGGTTCTGCTTGCGTAATTCAGAATTTCTTGCCGCACAGTCAGGACACATGGATCTTTCCGGCGTTGGGTTTTCTTTGCCGCACTTCGGACACAATCCTCTTTCCCTCATCTCTTTGTATGATAATTTTCTCAATCCATTTCAGAGGTTCCCAGGATTTATGCGCGCTGCCCTTTCCTCCGTCTATTTTCTACCGAACTTCTCATACATTTCATCCAGTCTCTTTCTGGTTTCGTTTGACATACCGGATGGTGGTTCGGTCTTTTCCTCCGGCACTTCATTTTTTTGCATTTCTATCTGTGGGTCTACTGCTTTTTCCATAAGTGCTGCGTGTTTCTTCCCCATATCGGCTATGAGCATCCTTACATTCTCCGGCAGACGTGCCTCTTCTTTCATCCGCTGCACCGAAGTCCGATAGTTCCTGATAAAGTGCGACTGTTCAATGGTTGCCACTTGGTCTGAATCCATCAACGCCCACTCCTTGAGGTTTGCCGCCGTTCCAACAGCTCTTTGGCACGCCTCCGGCAGTTTTGCAAATTCCTCTTCTGAGTTATAGCCGGAGTTCCTTAACGCTCTCTGTACCAACGCCCATGCCTGCAGTTCGCTCATGCTTTCTTCCGCCGGAGCAATAATCTCCGTTGCTTTAGTGCGAATATCTGCGATGGTTGGAGGAAAACGTTCACTTGTCATGTACTTTTGTATTGCCAAGTTCGCCTGCTCATACGGAAGATCTTGTAATAATCCATACCACACATCGAAAGCGTCTTTATCTGGTATGAATGTCGGCTGTGCGTAGACCGCTTTCATAGCTTTTACCAAAATCTTAAATTCTTCTCTTTCCATTACCAGCCATCCACATCCTTTACTCTGTTTCCAATGCGATCTCCACTATTTCTGTATGCAGAAGATGATTGCAATTTATCCCAAATAATGCCTTTCCATCCATTCGACATACATTCATCAATAAGATTGCATACGGCAGTATCTCCATAGACAGAGACCTTATTGGCAACCTGTTTTAACAACGACTTCATGCCCTGTTCCTTATATCCGTCTTTCCGTTCCGTCTTATACTTGAACCATTCGCGAAGTTTATCTGCCATTACATCAGAGATGGTGTACTCAGGGAGAAGCCTTTCAAAAATTGATTGGGTAGTTTCCCTCTTTCCCCCTTTTTTATTTTCTTTCTCTAACTCTTTCTCTAACTCTTTCTCTATGTTACCTTTTTGAACATCAACGTTACTCTCTGTTACACGTTCGTTACATTCAGTGTTTTCGGGTGTCTCAGTGGGTTTTGTCTTGTTTTTTTCTCTCTCCCGATACTCCCTAACCCTCTGTGCGGATGCCGATTCAGACCCAATCATTTTCAGAGATTTTGGTAAAAATAGCGTGCCGTCACTTTCCGTAACCACAAGCTGTAATTTTGAAAATTGTTGTAACGCTTGTGTAACAATCTGTAACGCAAAACCGGACGCTTCCGCCAACATTTCTGCGTCATATGGAATATCTTCGGAAAATCGCAGTTTGCCCTCATGGTCGATTGACTCTGTAATCATCCATATATAGAACATAACCAAAAGATCGCCATTATCCTTTGCTCTAAGTATCTTGATATAGTGTTTTTCAAAGAAGTTCCGGGGCATTTTGAGCCAAAAATACTTTTTCTCAGCCATCGAACGGTCCTTTCTCTATCTCTTCAAGGAATATCTCAATCCTTGGGTTTTTCTTATCCACATAGAAGTCATGCGTAAAGTTGTCGATTTCTTTCCAACCATCGTTTTTAATCACTCCACATTTCTGCAAAGCATCCTGAAAAACTTTATCGGCAAAAGAAAAAATATTGCCCTTGTCACGCTGCTTATCCGGTTCATAGAAGTTGTAATGAATGATGATAGGGTTTGTAATCGTAAGTCTCGGTAACTGCGTTCTGATAGCGTTACACACGATCATCTGGTAATCTCTTTTCATTTTTGCACCCATCTGAGGATGCCTTGCACACTCATGTAAGTAATCGTTAAGATCTGGTAAGGTTCTGGTTCTGCCGTAATAATTTCCTTTGATAACAACCTTGTGCATCCCTAAGTCCTCCTTTCTTTCATTATGGGTGGAGCCGCCGGAATGACGGCTCCTGGGTAATTTAACAAAAGATCCTTGTCAGGGGTTTATACCATTTAACTAATCGAATTTCTTAAAAGGAGGTAAACCGTTTGTGTATTCTGCGGCTTTCGTGACATATTTTCCTCAGAGACCAATCTTAGGAGATAATTGCAGATACATATTTACGGGTTACGATTATTTAAGAAATCACAAAGATGTTTGATACATCTGCAAGTTCTTTTTCGAGATACGCTTTGATGTTGGCTTTCGCCTCATTCTTCCATGCGCCTCCATCTGCCTCAAATAAGGCACAGGTAACACCAAGGCGATCATTGTCCTTTACTCTGAAAATGAAGTTACTCATAGGCTGTGCAACCTCTGTAAAGGTTCTGTACGGCATCAGACGGCAAGGACTCGGAACTTCAACTTCCTGCAGAGAGGCAACGCCTTTCTTGATTGCCGCTTTCTGTCCTACTCCGGTGTCTCCGTATTCTGCAACAGTGCCGGCCTTAACATTTCCGGCAAACTGTAAGATGATCGGCTTATCATTTGCCTTAGCATCCTCGTTTAAGAACTTGGACTGCACACCGATAACAAACTCTTCGTTTCCGATGAACTGACCGAATGAAAACTCCGGGATCTCTGCTTTGACAACTGCCAGTGTTTCTCTCTGACGGTCTGCATCCAAACTGGAGAACAGACGAACCTCAGTAGGAGAAACCACCTGGGCGATGTAATGACCGGTCTTGAAATCAGCCTTACTCTTTTTGATGAAATCCACAAGGCTACTCAGATTGTTCATTGTGATACTGGTCGCTCTGAGTTCCTTGCCGATCTGTGTCATATCTTTGTCTACATAGGTTCTTCCCTCAATTTCCTCAATATGAGGAGCATCGAGAGAAAGAATTTTCTCAATAGCTGCTTTTAACATATTTTCCTCCTGTTACTGTGCGCTACACCAATCTTCGGCAAGGCAATCATTGATACTCGGAACCCACATGGAATGTGAGCCGTCAACGCAACGGATCTGTAAATACGGATTGCATACAAACAAATCTCCCTCATTGAGTCCCCACGCTTCGGCTGTCTGTTTATTACACGGAATACCCTGCGGATAACCTTTCTGGTAAACAACAAACATTCCTTTTCCATTCCATCCCTTACGGGTTACTTTTTGCCCTGCTTTTAATCTGCGTACTGCTTCTCCGAATGTGAATGTCTGGATATTCAAGTCTTTTACATCGGGACCGGCTGCAATCTCCCAATCATCTCTGAGGATGAAAGTGAGCGTGTAGTCAACGTTGTCTGTCTCACGAATATCTAATACTTTTCCGTCCTTGCAGTGCATTTTGATGGAATTATCCTCCCATCTCCAATATCCAGCCCATTCCGGCAGTTTAACGATAGCTCCCTGTTTGAGAGCTTCGTATGCTTCCTTGAAAAACATAATATCCTCCTAACTATTTACTGCGTCTCTCATGCTGATTACTTTCTTTCCCTCTTTCGGAGGTTCTGATTTTTCTTCCAGTACCTCTCCAGTCTCAGGATCGCAACCAAGTTCCTCTGCTGTCGGTGTGGAATCCTTTTCCGGGTCCATGCACATACCGCACTCATCAAGAGTAAGCTGACCTTTGATTGCGCCCTTTGCGTGTTCTGTAAGGGTTGTTACGCCGCTACGGAAGTCCTTGTTGATGAATAACTGAGTTTTCAGTCCCATCTCAGGAGCCAACTTAACGGAAGTCTGAACCTCAACAGCAACATCTTCTCTATCATCCTCTGATGGAGTGAGAACAATCTTAATGTCGAGAGTTCTTTTCTTCTTGGCATCCGTATTCAAATCGAGAATGTTGTCAGAAATCTTTGCCAACGCTCTGTCGATTCTTTCCTGAACGCCTCCGGCACACATAGATGCCAATGTAAGTTTCTCTGCCACTTTTATCACTTCCTTTCCTAAATGTAGAATTTTCTGTATCTATCAAAGAACTTTTTCCGTGCTTCATCCACGGTAAGTCCTTGTGATACCTCATTGAGTTCGTAGGAGAGCTGTGCTATTATCTGCAACAGTTTTTGTACTTCTGTGCTCTGGTGTGCGCTTATCTTCCCCGTTCTGTGATGTTCTGGTGTGAGTGGAACCCATAAGCCATCTTCATCTGCTTTTTTTCGGTTGGGACCTCCGAGGCAGTGATGCCTCTCAACCCCATACTGACCGTTGATAATATCAAGATCCGCATATTTCATATCCACAATAATTGAATCTCTCATTAAATCTCTCCCATAAGCATATCCATTGATATAGGTCCATCCAAAACCTCAGTGTCGGCA